TTGAGGTGGTCGTGGGCAGCTTTGAGCTTCTCAACTAAACCAGGGGCATGGCCATGGTTCTTTTCAATATCTTCGTGAGAGTAATTGATCTTTGGTTCTTTATTGAATGCAGACTTAGATGCTACAAAGAACTTTTTAGTCTTAGGATGATAACCAAAAACAATTGATGGTGACCCATCATACTTAATTGTATTCCTTGTAGATGAATGAGTAGCACCTTCAATAGCATTATGGGTATCGTTTAAGGTATGGAATGCGTGCTTGAATCCTTCAGTACCAGAGTCGATAACATGCTCTTCATTGTGTTTCACATGAAGTAGTTTGCTTTCGTCGTCTACTGACTCTTGTAGGTATTGAATGAAACTCATAGCGTTATTATTTGTGCTGAAGCTGGTGTATCGTCTGTTACAACTATGCGTCCTGCACTATCCCCCTTTGATGGTGACTTACCATATATTTTTGGAGTTCCCGATCCATCCTTTGCATTGGGATCAAATCTCTGATCCTCTCTTCTTGCTCTTAATCTAAAGTATAGTTCTTTAGATTGAGCATACTGATCTGCTGGATACATCGAACCAGAAACTTTCAATTTGTTATTCTTAGAATCATATTGCTTGGTAACATCCATAGGTCCAATGTACATATAGTCAATTGGACCACCCATAGCCTTATTACCAATAACAATTTTCATCTTATCTTGTTTACTTATCTTACCATAGATATCTGGGACCTTATCACCCACTTTGAGTTTCTTTTTTGTCTTCAGATATTCGTAGGCTTTGGTCATAAACTTCTTAGCAATACCAGGCACTGCAAGCTCGAGGCCCTTCAAACCACCACCAGCCAGAGACGGTGCTGACTCCCCTTTACACGATAGGTTGAGGGTTGAATTACCCTTGTACAAAACAACATCTGTGTATGGCTCTGAGCCACCAGCTTGTCTACCACCAAACTTCTCAGCTTTTATAATACCAGACATTGTTACATTATCAAATATAACAGTTACAGGATTATTCTTGTTAGCTTTCACAGCATCATTGATGGCCTTTATCAAGCCATTTTCTTGACGTTCTGATGATGCGCCAGCCATGTAGTTCTCCCAATTATGATACTTTATATATGGAAAACCGCCTTTCGGCGGTTCTCTTATAGTGCAATTGTGTATGGTTCCATTGACCTATTGTATTGGTTATTCACCCTAATAAACTCTGTGTACAAATGTAACTGTGAAAGTCTACTGGCTCCAACGTAGGCACAAGTAGATCTCAAACCACCAAGAATGTCCTGCATTGTATTGGTAACAGGTCCCTTATAAGGTACCTTAATTGTTCTACCTTCAGAAGATCTGTAGTTGGCAAGGTAGCCCTTATGCTTTTCCTGAGCAGTTCTGGAACTCATGCCATAGAATACTACACCATCTTCTGTGTTCTTGGCACCACCTTCATCGTGGCCGGCTAACATAGAACCTAGCTTTACATACTTCGCGCCAGCACCAATTGCTTTTGCGATATCACCAACACAGGTAATGCCACCATCAGCAATAATGTTACTGCTCTTAGATTCAAGAGCACATTCCATTACAGCACTGAACTGAGGATAGCCAATACCAGTCTTAATACGAGTCGTACAGACAGCACCAGAACCAATACCAACCTTAATCAGGTCAGCACCAGCATCTTCTAGTCTACGAACTGCTTTGGCAGTAACAACACTACCAGCCATAATCTTAGAGAGTGGAGATCTTTTCTTCAGCATCTCAACAGCTTCATAGAACTGCTTCATGTATCCATTGGCAACATCAACACAAATATTAACATAGATGCCGTGTTCATCAAAAAGAAGATTAGCAACATTCTTTGTTAGTTCAATGTCTTCTGGTAGGATGCCAGTAGAGACATAGATGTGCTTCAATGTAGTTTCATTTGCAGTTGATGAAAAGTTACACCAGTCAGCAAACGTATAGTGTTTAACAATTGCTGTATGAGCTCCAACCTTGGCAAGCTCTTTTGCCATTTCAAATGTACCAACACCATCCATGTTCGATGCGATGACAGGGTTGTAATCTATATCTACTTTCTTTCTACTATCAATATCGGAGAACTGTGGTACAATTAGTACATCACTATAGTCTAACTTAACTGCATCTTGAATCATAGTCTAATACCTAGCTTATCAGCAATTCTATCTTGCCACTCAATAAGATTATTATATACATCAGCAACAATGTCAACACCTACATTGTTTGCCCTGGCAGCATATTCGATTGCTTCTTGTTTTGATAATCCTTCATTCTCAGCTTCAATCAAACTCATTTCAATAACATGATTAAGTTGCATACACTACTCCTCGTATTTCATACAAACATGATCTTCAATAAGTTGACGATGCTGGATCCAGTACTTAAAGTTACCAGACCACATAGCACCATTCCTATCAGAATGAGTTACACCTCTCTCCCAAGAGCCACAATCATTACAGCTGTTTGTAATGTTGCTCATAGGAGTTGCTTGGTGTTCTAGAGGCGAAGCATGGACAGGCTTTGATTCAACAAGCCTTGCAAAGATGTCATTCGCCTTTTCGATATCTGTGTTCAATATTCTGTATGAGACCTGGGCACAGCAAGATGCTGAGATCTTAATTGCTTGCTCTGCCGTTAGGTATGTCTTAACAATTTGTTTCTCTAGGTTGTCTTGTTCTTCCCATATAAAGTAATTGAGACCTAGTTCCGTATCCTCACGCTGGATGTATGGTACATGCCACTCACCAGCCGCTAAGCCAATAGGCTGACTTTCCTTCAATGCCTTCCACATTACCGTAGCAAGTTCTTTGATCTCTGGCTGAGCATCCGGATGCTTACGTAGGTGGAAGAAGTTATCATACGTTGTAGCAGTACAGACAACCTTAATCATCTGATAAGGTTCTAGAATTCTATTAGCGATCTGCTTATGCAGCTTTAGAGCATCAAATTTTCTTGCTGCATTGCATGTTTGAGTAGCAATGTCACGCCAGAGAGCACTTGCGTCCATAATGCCACGAAGATCTAATTGCTCTACAGCCTGCATTCCCTTAATGTTCTTACCCCACTCAATTGGAGTTGCTGGTTGCTTCTCTACTAAACCGATCAGCTTAGAAACGGGAATTGCTCTCGAGGAAGCAGCATTCCTGGAGAGCAATCGGTGAGTCATAAACTCACTATGGATGAACCTTGGATACTCTAGTTCAAATGTTGTAATCCTTGTTCCTGTTCTACCACAAACTGAGTCTTGAATTACAGCTGCCGTGATTCCATTCTTACCACGGACGGTTACGTAGTTTGTTGTTTCCAATGTTCATCTCCTTGGCATAGGCCACAAGTTCTTCTAGTTCTTCTGGAACAATGTGTAGGAGGTCTGCAAGAAGAGTCTTTTGCAAACCAAGAGCGTGTATTATACGGATTTTATCCGAAATGGCAACAAGGGCCGAGTCATATTTATCCATTTCTTCCTGACTTAAATCGAGGTATCGCATATGTTACTCCAAAAAGAAAGAGGCGGTCATTCCTGACCGCCCCAAAGACTGATAGACTGCACAGAGTCAACTCGGAACGAACGCCATTCGTTCTTCTCGACATCAAAGACTGGAACAATGTCGTTGTTGGCCTCCTTAGTTCTATCGGTCTTTTTACTGTAAGCGACTACGAGATCTTCTTTGAGCGTACACTTCATAATACGCTCTGTACCATCAGACTTCGTAAACCTAACCTCGGCAACATTTGCCTTGAGGAACTCCATAATGTTATTCTTAGTGAACATCATCACGCTCCCAATCCTTCTGGCACTCAAGGAAGAAGTGCCAGAGTGTACACGCCAAGTAACCAAGAACAAATCCAGCCATCAAACAGAACGTAGTAGTAAATTCAGCAATCATTGTTGTCTCCTATTAAAACGGAATGTCGTTGTCGCGGTCATCAACTACAACAGGCTCATCGACTTTAGGTTCAACCTTCTTTGTGGGGTCGACCTCACCATCAACCTTAGTATAGAGGTCGAAGAACGAATTCTTCGTCTCAGTATCAAATCGATTCAAGCAGATCTGGACAGCAGTCAGACGGTCACGGAAGATCGCAAACGCGCTGATGATATGGACAAGACGACGAGTCGAGATAACTTCGTTCGTAGCACCATCCTCAAACGACTTACGGATGACACCAGCCCACTTGACAAGGTTAGCAGCGAACTTCTCGTCCATGCAACCAAACTTCGTCATGTTCTTGAGAATAATCTTCAGCTCGACCTTCTCAGGCGGATACTCCTGCTCGAACGTAATCGGGAAGCGCTCAAGGAAAGCCTCGTTCATCACCTTAGTACCGATGAACCGACCATCCTCGCTACCCTTACCTTTAGTGTTAGCAGTCGCGAAGATATTGAACCCAACAGCAGGGAAGACCTTCTCGCCAGTCTTCTTGATATGGTAGGGCTTACCTTCCATGATCGACTGCAAGCACATGATCTTAGTAGCGTTGAGGTCAACCTCGTCAAGGATTAGAACCGCACCACGACGCATCGCAGTCAACACAGGACCTTCGCGGTAGACAATGTTACCGTCGATAAGAGTATAACCACCAACGAGGTCATCCTCGTCAGTCTCTTCCGTGATGTTAACACGAATCATCTCACGGCCAAGTTTGGCGCAAGCCTGTTCGACGGAAAGGGTCTTACCGTTACCAGAGAGGCCGGTAATGAATACAGGGTAGAAGATCTTAGATTGAATGATCTTTTCGACCTTATCAAAGTCACCAAACTCGACATAGGTCTTGTCGCGCTCAGGGACAAGGTTCTCACCAGCTGACTGCATCGTCTCCATATTCTTACGAATCGGAGTTACAGTAGCGGCAAGCGCAACCTGAGCCTGAGGCTGGACAGTATTAGAAGAGAACAGTTCAGGCGAAAGCTCAACAGGAGCAGCAGCGCCATCAGAATCAGTTCGGAACAAGCCACGACCAATATTTCGTGCTTTGTCGTTGACGAACCAGTACGGAGGAGGGAAGCCCTTCTCGTTGGCAAACTTCAGAACGTCGCTACGCGACACCTGTGTTCCGTAACGAGTGGCGAGCTCCTCACAGAACGTCTGCTTCATCGAAGCAGAGTAGAATCCAGTCTTAGCCATAACTATCAAAACCTCACTTTGTTCACTATACGGACACTATACGCAAAACCGTGGATAATTGCAACACTATATTCTAGCAGAATAATGCATGTTATAATTATGTACATAAATCAATAGGTTATAGACCCTTACAAATCAGCAGGTTACGCTGCCTCAGCAATCGCTCTAGAGAACTCTACCAGCATGATTCGGTTCAGCTGCTTCTTCGTCTGTTGGTCAGTGAAGCCTTTGGCAATTGACTTAGTGGTGATATCACTCTTGCCTTTATTGGCAGCCTTCTTCTGAACCTCTTCCCACCACTTGTCACTATCCTCTTCATCGTAGTCGTTCATAATAGTCTGCTTCGATGAGATGAAGAACTGGATGTCATAACCAAATTTATTACTAGTGATGAAACCATCCCGACGGAACTTGGACTTAGTTTCACCTATGTTCATATGATAGTCGCCAGTGCTGTATGCAATGTTATTCAATACTGGACCAGCATAGGATACGATGTAGAATCCAATATAACGAGCACCAGTAGCCTTTTTAGCAAACTGTAAGAGGTTACTAGTACTCCAGGAAGCACCAGGCATGTACTTAGTAAGATAACGAACACCAAACCCCTGGATAACAGAAGCACCAACCTTGGTCTGAGAGTTGCGGCTGATACCATCGGTCCAAGGCTTATCAGTCTTGATCTTAATCGTATTCGTATGGTCATCCTCACCATCAGTTAAGAAGATGTTAATCATGTTCTCAACTTTATACTTTGCCACAAAGTCATTTGTGATCTGGATAGAGGTGATGACGGTATCGTTGAGAGGCGTCGATGATAATGCTTCACCAATCTTATTAAGATCCATCCAATACAGCTGGTCACTAAGCTCAAGTTTCCGATGGTCTGGTATAGCCCATCGGTGGCCACCACTTTTTTCACGTGCTTCGTGAATAGCCTTCAGCATAAGAAGGTTGTTGAATGCAATCTTGTATTCAGTCGGACGGAGCTCACTAGAGATGTACTCCTTGAGTACATACTGACTGTGGAACCTAAATGAACCTAATGAATTCATAAGGTCTTCGCGTTCGTTGGGAAGCAGCTTGATACGATCGCAGAGCATCTTAGATGCCGTCTCATCGTTCGAGAAACCAAACACGCGAAACGGAATGTTAACTTTCTTACAAAAGTCAGAAAGAATTAGAATCTGGTTAATAACACTAGCGATGGTGGTGTTCATTGAACCAGAGAGGTCAATATACATGCACATACCATGATTCTTACCTTCTGGATAAGAAGTGATTCGTGCAAAGACATCATTCGAAATCTTGTACTTGTGGATTCGGTTGATATCAACCTTACCAGACTTCGAAACCTTACCACGGTTCAAGATGCGAGCATTCTTCCGCATCTCAAACTCCTTAATCAGGAAGTTAGTGTATGCAGCATTCTGCTTGCGGTGTTCGCCAAGCAGAGTCTCAGTAACTGAATCGTAATTTGTAATGGTAGCCCAGGGTGCATGCTGTTGCAGCATCCAGTCATGCTGCTGACGAAGGTTGGTATCTAACACACGAGTGTAGTAGTTAGCCTCGAACATAAACTGCTCGTAGGGCAGGCGACGAACCTCGAAACGACCAGGCTGGTCATAGCGATTACGATCGGCCCGCTCCCTAGCCTTGTCGTACATATGTTGCTCGTTTCGACGGAATGCTTCATCCGTCTCCGAAGCCTCTACACTAGCATCAGCCTGATCGGAACCAGTGTCATCAGACTCAGAATCAGATTCCTCACCATCTTCCGAATCGCCATCAGTATCATCACCATTAGCATCTTGGTCTTCGTCCTTGTCAGATTCATCAGATGACATGCCACTAGAACCCTCACCCTTCTCTTTCATGGAGCTAGGTTCTGGTTGGGTCTGAGCACCATCTTCTTTATTCTTCTCAGACTGACGCTTGAAGATCTTGTTCGCATAAGCCACAACATCTTCCCACGTCTCGAGAGTGAACGCCTCATCGACAAGAGCCTTCTCCTCTTCGTCGAACTCAACGTAGACTCGTGAGCCAATCTTAGCGAAAATGTTAAGACGGTCAATGAATGCCATGTCGTTGATACGTTCGGCGATATGTTCACCAAAGAAGTTCAGGTCAACGAGTTTGTTGTAGGCACTAACCCAAGGACGTTTGATACCAGGGTAGCGAGCCTTCATCTTCCGCTCGATTCGAATATCCTCAACAACATTCAAGTATGTCTTGAACGCATTGCCATACTCTTCGTTCTGCTTAATTGCAGAATGGAAGCCTTCCTCAGGAGTATCAATAGCATGGCCAACCTCGTGGCCCTCGAAGAGGTCAAGGAGGTCCTCATCAATAAGAGGAAGGAGAGGAATATGGATTGTGCGAGTCTTCAGATCGAAGAACGCAGTCGGATAGGCAGCTGAATAATTGACCCTGAGGTTCTCAGTGGCCAGCAGCCTGGCGAGGGCTGACTTCTGTTCCAGTGTAGTGTTCAACATATACGGCCCACTATACGCAAATCCGTAGAAAAGACAACAGCAAATACTGCAGAGTTATAACCTATTGATTTATAAGGACTTGTAACTTGTTGATTTACTTAGTTAAAATCAAACTTACCAAATTTCTCGATGTCTATTCTTCTAGACGGTTCAGATTGAGTGCTATATTGCGAACCAGGAGCATCCATTATGTTCTGTTGAGCACTACCTTCAACATCATATAGTTTCATCTTACTCTTGTCTACACCAATGACAAATCGTTTGAACTTAGTTGGATCACTATAACGATTCTTCAACTGCTTAACCATGATCTGGTTCAGCTTATCCAACTCTTCAGTAGCAATCAGAGCAATCATAATATCAGCAGTCGCAGGAAGACCAAACGATTCAGAAGTATCTTCTAGACCAACGTCAGTGTTAGTGTATCCAGTTCTATTCGTCTGAGTAGCAGATACAATAGGAACATCAAACTCTACACCCAAGCCTCTTAGCTCTTCAGCAATAGCCTTTACATAGGTATACGAGTTGACGTTGGCACCAGCCTTCAATCTAGATGAACTACAAATATTCAAGTAATCGATATAGATGATGTCTGGCTTGAAGTTTCTCTTCAATCTCAATTCATTAATCAGATGTCTGAAGTTAGCACTACCAGCAGAAGCAGTAGGATACTCTTTAATGATTAGCTTGCCAGTAGTCTTACTTCTAAACCTTTCAATCTTCTTATTGTAAGCATCCTTTGTAAGGACAGCAAGCTCATCCAACGTAACATCAAGAAGATTAGCATCAATACGCTCTGCAATCTTCTCTTCAGCCATTTCCATAGTAATGTATAGAACATTCTGGCCAGAGGATAGATTATGAGCAGCCATATGACACATTGCCAACGACTTACCAACACCAGTACCAGCTAGGATAATGTTTAGAGTCTTACGAGGAAGGCCGCCCTTAGTAATCTTGTTCAAGAACTCAATATCGAAGGGAATCCTTTTCTCCTTCTTATGATAGTTCTCGAAACGAGAAGCAGAGTCTTCTAGGAAATCATGTCCGATATGTTGGTCGAACGATACAGCTAGAGCATCCGAGAGCAATTTAGGAATTGTTCCTTTGCTCTGTTGCGTCTGCTTATCATCCATGATTTTAATCGAATCCATAATGGCGTTATAGATTGCTTTATCTTGACAAAACTTTTCAGTATTGTCTAATAGCCATTGTTCGTCTACGACGGGATTCGTTCCTATCTGCTTGATACACTCCTTAGCTGAATCGTAGGTGGTCTGATTCAGGTTCTTCAGCTCATCAAGATCTACACTAAGGACGGCCTTATTTGGAACTTTGTTATACTTCTCTACAAATTGTCTAACTAGCTCAAAGACTACCTTATGACCATCGTCAGTAAAGTAATCCTTCTTTAAGAATGGGAGTGCCTTTCTAGAGAACTCTTCTTCTTGAACCAATGCAGACAAGATATAGTTTTCAATCATACAACTTCTTCAGCAATACCTAATAGTTCGGCAACAATTAACAACACACCAGCCAGTATAACGTACCCACCAATGAGTACTGCACCAGCCAGGATACGGAAACTACTCTTCAGTAGACTCCACTTCAAATGATTCTTCGGATCCGGATGCTCCATAACTAAACTCCTTCTTGGCAGCTTCATCTAACATAGCAAGAACTTCTTTTGTATAATACTTTTCTGGATCTTCGATAATGTTCTTACCAAACACTTTAGTACCATCTGGAAGTTCATAACGAGTAGATACTTTCTTGAAGATACCATACTTCTCAGCAAGGTCCAACAAACCATAATAACGATCTAGACCCTTATCATAGGTAACAAGAGATTCAACTTGCTGGTTCTCTTTTGAAAGTCTTGACTTATAGGTCTTAACCTTAACAATATTACCAACAACCTGATTGTCTACCTTTTCCTTTCTCTTAGAAAGAGTAGCAATAGTAGAAGCAGCATACTTCAAGCCAGTACCACCAGAGATTTCATTCTCTGGTACATAAGAACCAACCTTAGCATAGACATGGTTCGTTACCAACATTGGTACACCAGCCTTAGCACACTTCAAGGTTAGAACTCTGAATGCGGCCTTGATGACCTGACTCTTAGTC